CTGAGTTGAAAAAAGCCACCGATTCTGTGAAAGATTTAGGTGAAGAACTTAAAGGCAAAATGGCGAACGGTGAAAAAGGCCTTGATGACTTGAAAGGTCGTGTCGATGAAGCCTTAACCACATTAAACGATACAAAAACTCGTTTAGATGACGTTGAGCAAAAATTAGCGCGTCGTGGTGCCGGTGCAACGACTGAAAAATCCATTGCTGAACAGCTTATGGAAACCGAGCAGTTTAAATCGTACGCACAAGACCCACGCGCGAACAAATCTGCGAAATTAATGGTTAAAGCGACCATTACTAGCGCGACAGCCGATGCCGTAGGTTCCGCCGGTGCGTTAGTTGTTGAACATCGCGTGCCTGGTGTGGTCGCTACGCCGGAGCGTAAATTAACTATTCGTGATTTGTTGATGCAAGGTACCACCGATAGCAATGCCATTACTTATGTTCGTGAAAAATTATTTACGAATAATGCGGCGGCGCAAGCGTCCGAGGGTGCGAAAAAAGCACAATCCGACATCCAGTTTGAAGAAATCACAACCGGCGTTAAAACTTTGGCGCACTTTGTTAAAGCGTCTCGCCAAATCTTGGACGACGCGGCAATGTTGCAGAGCTATATCAATGGTCGCTTAACTTACGGCTTGAAATTGGTTGAAGACAAACAGCTGCTTAGCGGTGATGGTGCTTCTGGTGGTTTGACCGGCATTATGAATGTCGCGCAAGCGTTCGCGGATCCGGCGAAACTCGCAGCATACACCATTATCGACCAATTACGCTTGGCGCAGTTGCAAGTTATCCTTGCCGAATATCCGTCTAACGGCTTCGTGTTGAACCCTATCGACTGGGCGAAAATCGAGTTAGAAAAAGATGGTATGGGTCGCAATATCATCGGTAATCCGCAAAGTTTGGCGCAGCCTACCCTGTGGGGTATTCCGGTGGTACAAACTCAAGCAATGGCGGCGGGTAGTTTCTTGACCGGTGCATTTGATTTGGGCGCGCAAATTTTTGACCGCCAACAATCAGGTATTGCGGTATCAACCGAAAACGAAGACGACTTTGTGAAAAACTTAGTCACCGTCCTTTGCGAAGAACGTTTGGCGTTAGCAATCTATCGCCCTGAAGCATTCGTGAAAGGTACGTTGGCGGCGAAAACCAAATAATCCATAGCCCCGTTTCCGGGGCTTTCTTTCGGAAACTATTATGCTAATCGATCTCGAACTTATCAAACAGCATTGCCGCCTTGATCACGATGATGAAGACGAGTTGCTGACTTTGTACGAAGCTGCCGCGAAAGAGTACATCGAAAGCCAGTTAGACCGCACTTTATACGTGGACAGCGTGCCGGAAGATGTCTCAAATGGTTTAATCATTAATTCGGCAATCAAACAAGCCATGCTGATGACAATCGCGCATTGGTATGAACATCGGGAAAGTGTCGCAGTCGGTGTAACCACGAAAGAAATTGAAGAGGGTGTTTGGCGATTGATCCAACCTTACCGAATTATGGGAGTGTAAATGGAAATCGGAAAATTGCGCCACCGCGTAACGCTACAAAAGCAAATCAACGCCCAAAACGATTACGGCGCAACGGTCACGAAATGGCGTGATGTTGCGACCGTGTGGGCGGAAATCAAGCCGCTATCGGGGCGAGAATATTTCTCAGCTCAACAAGTGCAATCCGAAGTGACGACGCAAATTTGGTTACGTTATCGTGATGACGTCAAACCGACAATGCGCGTCAATCACAACGGAAAACACTATGAAATCTTATCTGTTCTCAACACAAACGGGTGGAATACATCATTACAGCTGATGTGTAAGGAAAATCCGAATGAGTAGCGTAACAGTAAAAGTAACAGGCTTGAAAGAGTTAGGGCAAGCGATGAATGCTTTGGGTAGGAAAGCAAAAAATCGCATTGCCGTGAAAGCTATGCGGCGCGGTGGCGCGATTATTCGTGATCGAGCAAGAGCAAATGCCCCAGTATTAAGTCAGCCGTCACCGTATCGGAAGCCCGGCACTTTGCGTAAAGCGATTTCGTCGCGCACGAAGATCGACAAAAACGGCAGAGTAAATACTTATGTTTGGGTGAAAGGGCTGAAAACGAAACAAGTCCTCAAATTCAAGGATAAAACAGGGAAAGGCGGTGCATATAACCCGCGCGACCCGTTTTACTGGCGATTTGTGGAGTTCGGCACGTCAAAAATGCCGGCAAAACCATTTATGCGCCCTGCGTTTGAGCAATCAAAGCAGCAGGCGGCACAAACCATAATTAACACGTTACGCGATGAAATTATAGCGGAGGCGGGAAAATGACATGATCCAACAACAAATTTATAGCGCCCTGAAGCCATTGGTTTCGGGGCGTTGTTTTTATGGCGTCATACCGGACACTAACAAAGACTATCCGGTCATCGTTTACCAGTTTCCGAATATCTCTCCCAATTCCGCGCTTGAAGACGGTGATTTAGACGATTTCCAAGTACAAATCGACGTTTACAGCAGAAATCCTGACGACATTTTCAGCCTACGCAAGCAAATTTTTACCGCACTTTCGGGGGCGTTTGAGTTTGCCGAGCGCGTGAGCGATCACAGTGATTACGAGCAGGAAACGAAGTTACATCGACGCGTTATTAATTATCAAATTGCTTATGGAGAATAAACTATGGCAACACAAACAACCCCGTTTCAGGGGACAAAATTTTATATCGGCGTTGGTTTAACCACCGAAAAAGCCATTACCGCCTGCACGGTAACACCAACCGCGACAATTACCGCAACAGGTCATGGTGCGAAAGTGGGTGATTTTGTCAAAATTACCGGTCTTGGTTCGCTTGACGGTTATTTCCCGGTTAAATCCGTTGCGGCCGACACAATTACTTTTGCCGATGAAGTGGATTGGACATCACAAGATAAGCCAACAGACTTCAGCGCGGCAAAAGTGGCGGTGGTTAAATGGTCCTCTAATTTCTGTGCGATCAAGCAGATTGAGGGCGACGGCGATACGCTCACGGAAGAAGACATCACAACAATGTGTAGTGAGGGTACTGAAACTGAAGCGGGCGAAATTGAGTACGGATCAGTAAAACTCACTTTCTTCTACGCGCCGGGAACTGCAATGCAAGCAGATTTGCGCAAAAAATTCTTTGCTAAGGAAACATTCCCTTACATGATGATTTTGCGTAATCAGCAAGGCTCGCTTTACGGCACCGGCTTTATTCAAACTTCGCCGAATTACTCCGGTGAGACTAAAGGTAAGTTTGAATCGGGCGTCACAATCAAGAAAGCAAAACGCGATTACCATTTACCGGTAACTGCTTAATCAACGCGACCGCGCCGTAAAAAGTGCGGTCATTTTTTATCTCAAATCAAGGAATATCACAATGAATCTACGCGAACAGCTTTTAGCGAACAAACCAAGAGTAAAAAAATGCGTTATTAACGGGACCGATTGTTATGTGCGCGAATTTAACATTGGCGAAACAAATAAAGCGATCTACGGGCAGCAACAAATCTTATTCAAAATCGCGGAAGAACAAGGTATTGAATTAGATTTCAGCGATGAAGAAAAATTATCCAAGCAGTTATCAAAAATCCACGACCCTTATCAAATCGCACGCACTTTCGCTACACGAATTTGTGACGAAAACGGAAATAATTTATTCGATCCGGACAATATCGAAGACTTAGAGCAAATCTCCAAATTGGATAAAGCCGTATTTGAAGATTTCAGTAAAGCGATTGTTGAATTTGAAGCAAAAAACTCACCGAGCGTCGAAGATTCCAAATAGTTTTATCTTTGGCGCTGGGGAAAACATTATCTGAAATTGAGCTGATGCCAGAAAAACATTTCATGGAGTATCAGTTGTTTTATCGGGATCAACCTTTCGGGCTTTGGCGCGAGGATTACCGCACAGCACAAATCGCGCACATATTGGCTATGGTCAACAGCGATCCGAATAAGAAGCCGCCTGAGATTGTCGATTTTATGCCATTTTATAAAGATAAAGTAGCGCAAGTCGAAGATGATGAAGATGACGGCTCGGAAAGATATTTAGCCAATCGGTAATAATAAACAAATATGATCTACCTCACAGATTATGGAGTTATTTTTATGTAGAATGACCGCCCATTTACTTATTTTAAGTCTTTTTATGAAAAAATTATTATTGGTATTATCTTCGGCATTATTGTTAACTGCGTGCGGTTCTTCTCCTGTTGTTATTCAAAAGGCAAAACCAGTCCCACAGGAAAGAATTATGGCTTATGGAGAGCCTAATCCTGATTATGCGAAAGTTACGATTATTCGTGACGAGGGGTTTCAAGGCGGTGGTTGTTATCTCGGTGTGATGTATAAACAAACTTTGCTTGCCCGTTTTGACACAGCAGAAAAAGCTGATTTTTATATCCCCGAGGGTGATCATAAATTTGCGGTAATTTCTGACCCATACGGCAGAGGACTATGCTCAGGTTCGTGGGACCCCGCGGTAGAGGTGCAACACATTAAGAAAGATCAAGACAATATCTACCGGATTAGTTTAGGTCCTTGGCGCAGACCAAGATTGCTACCGATGTAAGAATTGCAGTAAATAAACAATTATTTCGTAGTAATCCCTTGAATAAAGTACGGTAATTTTGTACAGTACAGATATGAACAAAGGAGGAACTATGGGAACAATTTTTATTTGGATGATTAAAATGATCGCTATATTTGTAGTTGCTCCAATTTTAGCGCTTTATGCTCTTGGTTCTATCCTGTCAGACGGTTTTGCGTGGGGTGGTTTCCAATATATCGCAATCATCGTTGCTGTATCTGTTGTTTTTGGGTTGATTGAATGGTTTAAACCGAGTAATTCGTAATTAGTTTTATCTTTTTAGAAAAGCACTCTTCGGAGTGCTTTTTTTATGGGGTTTATTTATGGCCGGCACATTGGGATCGCTGAATATTCAGCTAACGTTAGATCAAGTCAATTTTCAAAATTCATTATCAAAGGCGCAGCAACGCGCGCAGACATTTTCGACCAAAACCAAGGGTTATTTGGAAAACATCGATTCAGCGATGACTGCGCTTAACAACTCCAGCAAATTAACTAATTTTTTATTATTTAAAGATTCTCTGACGAGTTCAATTAAGGCATTTATCCAGTATGCTGACGCAAACACAGAATTAACAAATCGACTAAAACTATCAACAAATGGCAATGCTCAACTTGCTTTGGCGACACAGACTGTTTTTGACATTTCCCTGCGAACTAATCAGGCTGTAAGTGCGACATCTCTTGTTTATCAAAAATTTGCGCAAAATGCCGAAAAATTAAAACTAAGCCAAGCTGATGTAGCTGCGTTGACTGAAACAGTAACAAAATCCGTTGCAATGTCTGGTTCAACTGCCGCGCAAGCTGAAGCGGGTTTAGTTCAATTTGGGCAAGCATTAGCGACAGGAACGTTAAAAGGGCAAGATCTTAATTCTGTAATACAACAAATCCCCGGACTCGCGGACTCAATCGCGAAAGGTTTGGGTGTTACGACCGGCGAACTTAAACAAATGGGCGCCGCTGGTAAATTAGATATTCCGCAGGTTGTTGAAGCGTTAAAAAAGGTCAAGGCGCAGGTCGATGATGATTTTGCTAATCGCATTAAGTCAGTTTCCGGCGCGATGACCAATTTTGAAACGTCATTTATCCAAATGATCGGGCGTTTTGATAGCGCCACCGGGGTTACTACCGGTATAGCGAATAGCATAGAGTTCTTGGCGGCGAATTTGGAGGATGCCATTAAAATGGCAACGTTATTTGCCGGTGCCTTGGCAGTTGGTCAGCTCGGTAATTATTCCGTAAAACTGGTACAGACCAGTGTCGCAAGTGCGAAAAACACGTTGTCACATTACAACGAAGCGAAAGCCCTCTATGCTAAAGCCACTGCCCTACGGGTAGCGGCTCAAACAGAAATGGCTTCTTTGGCTGCACAGTTACAGGTCGCCCAATCTGAAAAAACGCGATTTGCGTTGCGTGAACAGATGAAAGCGCAGGCAGCACAGATTATTGCACTGACGAAAGCGGAAGCGACAGCAAAACAAAATTTAGCAACGGCAAACAGACTTGCCAGCGCAGCGGCGGCTGGGTTGCGGGGCGTTATGGGGCGG